GCCTACCGGCAGCTATCTTTCCGCCAATGCAGATTCATTGGTACGCGGGGGGGATGGTGTTTGGAGAATCCCTGCCGGGCAGATGTCAATGGCGATGTCAGAATCCACCGACCAGGAATACCTTGCCGCTGTTGAGCGGTCCATCAAGGCCCATCCGTCATACGAAGACGCAGTTTCAGATCCAAGCGACCAATACCCCGCAACAGTAATCGGTGTCCGGGCTGTCCACGAATCAGTATCTAATGGAGACGAGGTTGGGCCAAGCTATGATCTTTCTATCGAAGGGTGGGAAGATATGGAGCAGTCTGAACTTGATAACTATAAACTGTCTGGAACGAGTGCGATCCAGATCAAAGCAAAGGACTTTTTGGATAACCCGAAGGAGGCTATCCTTTCGGCCATCAAAGACGCAAAACAATATGGATCAGAGATTGCCGTGTTGATAGGTCCAAACAGTGGCGCGTTGGATCATTCTGATGCGAATGAAGTCTTGATAGGTGACCGTTTTGAAAAAGCGTCTGTGATAGAAACTTTTAAGATAGACCCCAAAGGCAACCCCATCCCCTTGTCCCAACGCTTCACCGACAGCAGGGATATACGGTATCAGACCAGTGAAGACAGGATCTCCGAAAAATTCCACACCGATCCCACAACCAGAGAGCGGGTGTCCGAGGTATTCAGCAAGGCCAAGTCGCAAGAGGAACGCTCCCTGGCCATGGACCGGTTTGTCGCCAACACCCTGGACAATCTCCACTTTGTCAAACAGCGCCTGGGGGATGAAGCATACAAGATGCACCGGATGCTGACCGGTATCAATTCATCCACGTTCACCACCTGGCTGAAACACGGCCGGCTGTTTGTGAATGGCAAGACCTTTGGAGTCAAGGGCCAGGACCAGGGGCCAATGGCGTTTTTTAAGACCCTGGGGAGCCGTGACGCGGAAAACCTGGTTCAGTGGGTATCTGCCAAACGAGCCGAGCAGCTGGAGGCCGAGGGCCGGGAAAACTGGCTGGACAAAGAAACCCGGGATGCCATCTTTGAAAAGGTCGGTACTCACGCATCTGACGGCAGGACATGGGCGGAGCTGAACCTGACATTGCAGAAGTTCAACAAAAACATTCTGGATGTGGCCCAGGAGGCCGGCCTCATCGATCCGGAGGCCCGGGCCGAATGGGAGTCCAATTTTTATATCCCGTTCAACCGAATTATGGAAGATCCGGAAACTTACGAATCCTTTCTGTCCGGACCCCGCAGAAACCGCCAGCACATATCCGCACAGATCCGGAGACTGAAGGGCGGCGAGGGCAAGATCGATCCCATGGGCAACCTGTTCAGGAACTGGATGTTTCTGCTGGATGCTTCTGCAAGAAACATGGCCCGGGAAAACGCCTTTGACGTGGGATCACAGATCGGGATTATCGAGGAAGTGCCCAGAAAAGAGCTGGTGAATATCATTGGTTCCCAGTCCGTCGCCCGGTACGCGGTCCGAAAAACCACTGCTACCAAGGCCGCAAAAGTGTTTGACACCGAAGCAGAGGCCAAAGCCTGGATCGAGGGTAAGCCCGGATACCAGATCGAGCAGCGCAAATACAACAGCGTTACGTTCGGGAGAATGAGAGATTTCGGGATACTGTCATTCCAGAGAAACGGTGAGCCGGTGTATTTCAAGACCTTAGACCAGGACCTGTTTGAAGCATTGTCAGAAATCGACACCACGGCATTCAATAATGTGTTCATGAAAATGATGGGCGGGGCCAAACGCTGGCTGTCCTATGGCGTGACGTTCGGCCCGGCGTTCCGGCTGCGGAACATGCTGCGGGATACGGTCCATGTGGCGATTGTCAGCAAATCGTTTAAGCCGTTTCTTGACTCTGCTACGGGGTTTGTGAAAGCACTGAAAGAGGATGGGGATTTCAAGGAATACTCTGCCACCGGGTTTGCGTTTGGATCCTCTTATGTCCATACCGATGACCCGACGCATGCCAGCCGGATGATCAAGAAACTGATCAAGCAGGAAGGTGATGGGGTGGTGGATAATATCCTGCATACTCCGAAAAAACTTTTATCTGTCTGGGAGAAAATCGGGGAAGCCAGTGAAAACGCGGCCAGGCTGGGCCTTTATACCAACCTGAGAAAACAGGGCAAAACAGCGTTTGAGGCCGGGTTCGAGGCCAGAGATCTGATGGATTTTTCCATGCGGGGCGGTGCCCAGACAGTCCAGATCCTGACCCGGATTATACCTTTCCTGAACGCCCGTGGCCAGGGGCTTTATAAACTGAGCCGATCCGCCCATGAAAACCCGAAAGCGTTCGTGTTGAAAGCGGGGATGTACACGGTTGCTGCCCTGGCGCTCTGGTCCCTGTTCAAGGACGATGACCGATACAAAGAGCTTCAGGACTGGGACAAGTGGACCTACCACCACTTCTGGCTGGGTGATGACCATTACCGAATCCCCAAACCGTTTGAAATCGGCGCCCTATTTGCTTCGCTGCCGGAATCTGTTGCCAACGTGATGAACGATACTGAAGATGGGAAATTTGTGTGGGACTGGTTCACGTTCACGGTTCACGATGTTTTCAATGTTGGGATGCCTCAGTTGTTTAAACCGGTGATCGAGGAACGGTTCAATATGTCCACCTTCCGGGGGCAGCGGATCGTGCCGGACTACATGACCAAACTGAAACCGTCTGAGCAGTACAAGGAATACACGTCAGAATCCATGCGGGCAATCGGCAAACAGCTGAACATATCCCCGATCAAGCTGGAGCATTACGTTAATGGGTACTTTTCCACCCTGGGGATGATGGTTTTAACTCCGGTGGATGCCGTTGTCCGGGCTGCCGGCGGATACCCGGCCAGGCCTGCCGGCGGACCCAATCCATTTCTCTTTGGCGTGGTGAACAAAAAGTATTCATCCAACAAGTATGTAGACCGGTTTTATGATTTTTACGGTGAAGTGGATACCGCATACCGGACCGTCCGACACCTTGCCAAGACAGGCCAAATGGAAGAGGCCAAAGCGTTTGCCAGAGATAACGCCGACCTGTTGAGCGGGTCGCTTAGAAAGGGAACGAATGAAATCCGGGGATACCTGTCTGACGTCAACAAGAAAATTAAGATGGTCCAGCGGGACAAGACGATGAAACCGAAAGAAAAGCGGGAGATTATCGACATGCTGAACAACAGGAAAAAGCAAGTCACAAAAGCGTTGTTTGACAAAATTCGTGCCAAATAAGGGTATGTGCAAAACCTCGGGATAAACGATTCACCATAAATGGTAAAATGCAACAAAAAAGGAGCACGTCATGAGAGATGAGGCGATAAACACGGAAATCGACACAAGCACATGGACACCCATTGTTTTAGGAAGCAACCAGACCTGTGACACATACGCTGCGCAGGTCAGGGATGGAACCGGGTTCAAGATGAAAAAGAAATCCGGGTCTACGGCGTACTGGACCGTGTACGGGCGGGAGAAGGTCGTGATGAATGAGGCGCGTGGCGTCCCCGGGGATACTCTGTTTTATGCCCAGGCCGTCACCGGAACGCCCGTTCTGGAAGTGATGATATCAAAAGGGTAGTGGCATGAGTATCGAACTCGACGGGTCCGTAGTTTTAGGGGGAAAGGGGGTTTCGTTTTCCGGGGTAGAAAGAAACGACCGCGCCGCCTACACCGACATGGCCCATTACGCATTGTCGGACTATTACCGCCCGTGGCGGATCAGCTATACCGATATCAACGATTATGTTTACCCAAACTATTTTGAATAAGGACAAAAACCATGGCTTTTACATACCGGCAGACTAAAGGGTCCCCCCTGACAGCAGCAGAGGTTGACGCTAACTTTTACGAAGTTGAGTCTCTTCATGACGAAACGGAGGGTTACAAGGACGATGCCGCCGGCAGCGCCGGCAGCGCGGCAACTTCAGAAACAAACGCAGCCGGCCACGCGACGGATGCAGAGACGGCAAAGGATCTTGCACAAGCCGCTGCCAATTTTAAAGGGTACTGGGCCGATCTCACAGGGGCGGCGTCTATGCCCTATTCTGCACATCACGACAGCGCGTTCTGGGCACTCACAGAAGACCTTGCAGATGTCACTGCAAAAGAACCTGGTGTTGACTCGGAGTGGGTCAAAATTTCATCAGAGGGCACGTTCCAGCCCGCGTATAACCATATCGGCGTGGCTGGTGGCATCGGGTTCGGCGTGGGTATTATCCCCCCTGTCTGGCTGCCGGATAACGTCAATCTGATGCCTGGCACAGAAACCCTTGGAAGCGACAACTATGGCAATTATCAGCGCGCAGATGGCAGTATAGAATGTTGCATCGTTGCGTTTTGGCTTAAAATAGGTAATGGGGTTAACGGGTTCGCGGTTAATCATTTTTCTGTTTTGCCTTTTTCATCATTTACCAGTGAATCTCAGGCGAATGATGCCGGGTATATGCTGCCGAGGGCCTTCAAGGATGGCGGGAAAACATACGCTGCATTTTTCTACGACAAATACAAAGCCAGCAAAATTGCCTGGGGTACAGGCTACATTGCCGGCTCTGTCAAGGACGGCCTGCCGCTTTCCAGCCATGCCGATCACAACCCGTTTGCCGAGCTGACCAACTGCTCTGCAAACGCCTACTACGAGGCTATCAATGCAGCTAAGGCAATCGGCGGGGTTGACGGAGCTGCCGCGGCGGACCCACAATGGCATTGCGCAAGCCGTTTCCAGACCGTAACCTTGGCGATTCTTGCTACGGCTCACGGGCAGGCGGCGACAAGCACAACGTATTGTGCCTGGTATGATTCCGGGGGCGCGACAAACTACCCGAAAGGCTGCAACGACAATGCCTTGGGTGATACGGATGATACAGCGGTGCACTGGGAATCTGACGGTTACTCCAATTGCGGCAAAACCGGTTCAGCCGGGTATGGTGGTGGCGCCGGAAATGTTTTTGCCAAGTCAACCCATAACGGCCAGAACTGCGGTGTGGCGGATGTTAACGGACTTATGCATGAGATCAACATTGGCGTGACCTGTGTCGCATCTACTGTAAACATCACTGCAGTCACAAATGCAAACCCCTGCCAAATCACCGCTGTGGGACACGGCAGGACTACCGGCGATCCGATCATGATCCTCAGTGTAGGCGGAACAACGGAGATCAATGACAAGATCTTCACGTTGACCCGGGTCGATGACGACAACTTTACCCTGGATGGTGTTGACTCAACTGCGTTCGGCGTATATACATCCGGCGGTACGGCCACGGTGGGTGATTTTTACGTTGCCGATGAAGCCACGGCAATGAAAGACTTCACCAGTGGAAACACCCTGGCAACCGACCACTGGGGGGCAACCGGGGTGGCCGCCATGATGACGGCAGTGTCACCCGCCTTTGTCACCGGATATTCCGCGAACGGTTTTGTGCAACGGATGGGGTCTGGCGCAAATCAGGTATTGTCTGAGTCTCTGACCGGCAATGCAAACCTTTTGACAAACTTGGGCATTCCAAAAGATGCTGCCGGGGCAGACACCACCGGCACCAATCTTTTTGGCAAAGATTATTTTTATCAGTACATCCGGAATGAACTCTGTGTGCTATCCGCCGGCACTTGGAACCACACTTCCAATGCCGGGGTCTGGTCTTCGCACTGGAGCCACACCCGGGCGAACTCGTACAACGCTGTGGGCTTTCGCTGCGCCTGTTACCCTGAAAAGGCTGCGATAGCAGCCTGATAAGGTAAATATGTCTGAAGCAAGGCTAAATAGAAAAGTGGTTGAAATGCTCAAGCTGTTGAATGTTTATCTCAACCACTTTCCCAAACACGAAAAATATGCACTGGCAAACCAAATCAGGATCACAGCCTATGAAGTTTATGACCTTATCACCGAGTGTCAGAAAAGGTATTTTAAAAAAACCTCGCTCACCCACCTGGACATTACCCATGAAAAACTAAGGATGCAGATCTATCTTGCTTATGAACTGGGATATTTTGCGTTTAAGGATGGACGACCCGGGAAAATAAAGACCGCCGAACATCGATATGAAACCATCTCCATTCAGGTGTCGGAAATCGGCAAGATGATCGGCGGATGGATCAAAAAAATCAAAGAAGAGAACCAATGGAAGTAAACGGGAAGGCAATTAATATGCGTGCTATCCGCCGGCAATTGGAACAACACTTCCAATGCCGGGGTCTGGTATTCGAACTGGAACAACAACCGGACGAACTCGAACAACAATGTGGGCTTTCGCTGCGACTGCAGATCCTCAAATCCGGAAAATCGGAAAAGTGGAACAACAGGGATTGTCCTTTCCGGCATTATGCGAAATCAACAGAAACCGCCTTTTTGGTAGGGCATAACGTCTCGAAGACCAGGCGGTTTCATTTATGAAAAGAATTGGTTTTTTATTTGAAAAAGCGTTTACAAAAGAAAGTCTGCATCAGGCATATATTGATGCCCGATGCGGAAAAAGAAACAACGCTGCCTGTTTCCGTTTTGAAACCAACCTGTGGCAGAATATCCGACGGCTATACCAGCAGCTTCATGATGGATCATACCGACCCCAGGCATACAAAAAATTCAAGGTATATGAGCCAAAAGAACGAACCATCTATGCCCCCGCTTTCAAAGACCTGGTGGTGCAACACGCCATATACAGAATCATCTATCCAATATTTGACAAAACATTTATCCATACATCATACGCCTGCCGCAAAGGCAAGGGTGCCCATAAGGCCAGCGATTACACGCAAAAAGCCATGCGGCAGTGCCGGCCGGAAGAATACTCACTCAAGCTGGATATCAGGAAATATTTCTATTCCATCACCCGGGGTATTCTGCGGCGGCTGATTGAGCGCAAGGTCAAAGATAAGCGCTTTGTGGACATCATGATGATGTTCGCTGAGATGGAAACCAAGGTTGGTATTCCGATTGGGAATTTACTCAGCCAGCTTTATGCTTTGATTTTCCTTAACCCGCTGGATCATTTTGTCAAACGGGTATTGAAAATTAAAAAATACGTCAGGTATGTGGATGATTTTATCTTGATCGGACTATCCAGAGATCGGTGTATTGCCTTACGACAGCGCATCGTTTCGTTTCTTGCCAATAACCTTGGGTTGTCTCTGTCAAAATCCACCATAGCCACAATCCGCCGAGGTATTAATTTCGTCGGATACCGCACCTGGCAGTCCAAGCGGTTTGTCAGAAAATACAGCCTATTTAAATTCAGAAAAAAGGCAGCGTCCGGAGACCAGGCCGCTGTCGCATCAATACTGGGACACGCAAAAAGGACCAGTTCGTTAATACATCTTTTTAAAATAATAAAGGAGATTGGTCATGATCTTGAAATACCAAAAAATTACCGACGCCTATACCACGCACACACTGCGTGAGCCTGATTACAAAGACGGCGATCCCAGATGCACCGAGCTGTGCACCATCGGCCTGGATACATATGTCCATGTGCCTGACTCAATCACCCTGCCTATCCAGCCGGAACAAATCACGGTTGAGGAAGTCACACTGACCCCGGAACTGCGGGAGGAAATAAAAGCCGCGTCTCCGCACGTCCGGCTGTCTTATAAACGGCTGCAAGATCGGATCAGGTCCAGGTACAGCTTGGAGGATGAGCAATATCTGACTCGGATCAGCGTGGGGGCATTGTCCGGCGCATACACCTTGCAGGATGGTGAGCCGGAGCTAATCGCCGCATATCAGGCGTGGGTGGAAAAGTGCCGAGAGATCGCCAGGCTGGAACGGGCTGTGTGGGGGCTGTAATGTTACGAGCATCAATCATTTGTTTCATAGTCGCAGCC